CCTGTTATTCGTGATACAAAAACGGCTGCCCGTAAAGCTGCTGGGGAAACAATAGAGCCAACGGATATAGATTCACTCAATGTTGAAGTAGTTATCAACACTACTAATTACATGGATTCACATAACGATGTGCATTTACCCGGTATATGGAACAGGAGTTTGCAGAATAATAAGATGCTAATGCACATTCAGGAACATCGTATGGAATTCTCTAAAGTTATTGCTGACGGCGATGAATTAAAGGCTTATACTAAGACATTTACATGGAAAGAGCTCGGTTATGATTATGAAGGAAACACAGAGGCTCTTATCTTTGAATCAAAAATACTGCGCAAACGCAATGCATATATGATGCTTCAGTATGCTAATGAATGGGTACGTAATCACAGTGTTGGCATGTATTATGTCAAATTGGATATTGCTATTAATGATGAAGATTACCCGAATGAATATGAAGCATGGCAAAAATATTACCCGGAAATAGCCAATAAGGAAACAGCTGATGAAGCAGGATATTTCTGGTACGTTCTTGAGGCCAAACTGGTTGAAGGATCAAGTGTACCAATAGGCAGTAATACTGCCACACCGACAAGAAGCATAGGAAAGAATGAACCAGAAATAAAAAAAACAGGAATTGATTATAAATATATTCGCGAAGGCTTAAAAAAATGAAAGAAATAAAATTATCAAAAGGGTATATTGCAATAATAGATGATGAAGATTGTGAATATTTATCTCAATGGAAATGGTATGCAGATGTAAAACCATATACTGTATACGCTGCAAGGGCAATAAGAAAGAATGGTATTAAAACTTCAATAAGAATGCATGCAGTAATACTTGGATTAAATAAAGGGGAAATATGTGATCATATTGACCATAACGGATTAAATAATCAAAAGGCAAATATTAGAAAATGTAATGCTTCTGAGAATGCTAAAAACAGAAGAAGTTCAATTAATTCTAAATCTAAATATTTGGGTGTGTTTCCAAGCTTTAGAAAGAATAACCCTTGGCGTGCGCAAATAAAAGTTAATGGGAATAAAATATCTCTTGGTAATTATAAACAGGAAATAAATGCTGCTATGGCTTATGATATGGCAGCAATAAAATATTATAAAGAATATGCAAATTTGAACATACTTGCAGACCCGTCACTTAGACACTCTGCTTAAAAAACTGACCCGGGGTACACCCACTCAGATAGATTATAATTATTTAATAACGCATTTAAAAAATTAATAATGGAACCAAAAGTAAAAACAGAAGAACCCAAAACCGATAAGGAAATCTTATTGGATGAAATAAAGGGGCTTATCACCGATTCTGTAAAAGAGGGAGTGACTAAAGCTGACCTTGACGCTCGTATTGAAGAAATCAATAAAAAGTTGAAAGTAATCAATGATCGTGAAGATAATCACGAAGAATTGAAAACAATCAAAGAGAGCGTAGAAAAACTACTTCAGGCAACGGCTGAAAATGCTGCTGCTATAAAAGCGATGAATGAGCAGCCCGGTAAAAATGAATCTAAAAAACCAAAAACATTCTATGATGCAATCATGGAGGGTATTGGTGAGGCTGCTAAAAATATTCCAAATCTTATTACAGAAAAAGAAGGTGATGGAAAGAAGAAGAAATCTCTTAATGAGTATTTCGACAAACTGGGAAATAAAACAACGCCTGCTATAAAAATAGATTTTCCTGTTTCCAGACTTACTCGTAAGGATGCTGTTGATATGACAGAAGGTAATATTGTTGGCAATTATGTTGATCTTTTACGATTAACACAATTGGACCCTAGTAGAGTGGGTATTCCATTAACATTATATCCGCATGTAACTGACTGGATGCCTTCAAAAGATATTGACAGACCCAAAATGAGTATATTGGTGGTAGGAACATATGTTGATGGTTCAGGAACTAAGGCTGAGGGAGTAGCTTCAAGTAAATCAAGCTTCTTGCTCACCACTGTTGAATTCCCGTCGTTTGTTATAGGTACTCATTTCAAATTTTCTGATGAAACATTGGAAGATATTGAGGAAGTTGTATCTGAAGTTTCAATCACCGGGCCTGATAAACTACTTGATGAAGTGGATGATCAGATACTGGGAACTGCAGGAGATGATTCTACAGCTATTGCAGGACTGCTGACAGCTAATAAAATGACAGCTTTTGCCGCTACCTGGGATGGTACTATACCGTCAGCAAAAATTGTCGATCTTATTGAAAAAATGAAACTTCAGTGTTTGGGTAATAAATACCGTCCTGACACAATCGTCATGAACCCTACGGATCTAAGTAATATGGGTTCAGAAAAAGATCAGCTTGATAATAGTATAACAGACAGGCGTGTAGTTTATTCTACTATTGGCGAACCAACTTATATCTGTGGATTGGAAGTTAAAAGATCAACTTCTATAACTGCCAATACTATGGTTGTGCTTGATAAAACAAAACTACAAATTGGTGATCGTAGGGCAATGACTCTGGAATTTGGTTATGATGCTGATGATTTTACTGTAGGTAAAAAAACAGCCAGACTTAGTGTTCGTCTTGCCTTTGGTGTTCGTGATAAAGCAGCCGTTATTTACAGTGCTGATATAGATGGTGATATTACAGCAATAACCAATGTTTAACCGGGGGTGTTATGAAAAAATTAATATTCATAATCATACTGGCCGCCATATCGGCGGCTGGTATTGCCCAGGTTGAAAGGACGGGAGCTATTCGTTATAATCGAACCATGCTGAGCCGGCCAATGGCATTTACTACTGCCGATACTATTACCACGAGTGATACTACGAATATCACTATACATAATCCGCAATCATACATGCAGCACCAGGTGTTCACGTATACGATTGATGAGATTAGCGGAGGGCCGGGTATAACGGTCAAAGCATATGGCAAAGTTTCGGCAGATGGTGCATGGACACAGATAGGTTCAACAATGACGTGGGATGAAGAGGCTGATAATCCACAAAGCATCAGTTCAACAGCACCACTGAATTATAATTATCTCAAAGTTGAATTTGCTGCTGATGGTACAACACAGAAAAGCCAGATACTGACTTTTGACGTGCGAACAGCTAATGCAAGTATAATCACTTCAAACGGGGCAATGTCAATCGGAGAGTGGGGATACACGGGTGAACATATTGTTTTATCCCAGGCATCTTCAAACACTAATGCCGGATTAGGCGTTTACTCAATGGTTGATTATGCAGCAACAGCAGGCAAAGTATTTGCCGGCACATATTCAAGAGCACTGGCAATGACCGAAAACCAGGCTAATCAATCTACAATTGTTGGTACAGAGTCACAATTCAGGCTCAGGGATGTAGATATTGGTGATGGTGTTCATGCCGGTTTGTGGGCTTATGCTGAACAGTCCGGTACATCTGAATTAAGTGGTGCCGGTACTTTTGATGCTATTAGTGCCACTGTAGAATCTGCATCGACATTTACTGTCGGCGCAACCGAACAGATAACAGGAATAACACTTGATGCTTCTATTGATGGCGGGGCCTCAATTGATGGCAGTGCCAATTATTCAGCCGTTTATATCAAGTCAAACGGACTGGATTGGTTTTATGGTATTAATATCGAGGGTGTTGATGATGATATTTGTTTACAGAACGACGAAACAATTACTAATTCAACAGACGGTACAGTTGCTATATCAGGTGTATTATCTGCAAACTTACGTGGCGCAACCGTTGTAGTTAATACTGATGAATCAGAAACATTAACAGCAGCACAATCCGGTGCAATAGTCACATTTGACGGTGCCGGTACTGCTACAATACCTGATCCTTCAGCAGCAACAATAGGAGTAATTTATTATCTGTTGCAAACTACTGATGCTAACTTGATAGTTACATGTACAACAGCGGATAATAATGCTTTTGTTTGTAATGGTGTGGCCACATCTGACAATGTGACAATATCAGAAGCTGGTCATAAGATAGGTTCAGGAATGATGATTATAGGCATATCGGCAACGCAATGGTATGTTGGTGGACTGAATCCTGAAAGTATATTAACCCCTGAAGCAGCGGACTAATGAAATCAAAGTCAAAGAAAGACGGTAAAATATTCACTGGGAAATTTGCAAGCCTGGCCGTAAAGATCGGGCTTGCTGATCCCATTGAAGAAGCCGGCGAACCGCAAAAAGTTAAGAAGCCGGCAAAAAAGGCTGCTAAGAAACCTGTAAAAAAGGTTAAGAAAGTATAAGATATGGCATTTATAGATTATTCATATTTCACAGGTGATATTAACGTATCAAACCCATCTGATCAGAACCTTTTATTACAGGCTATCGATCAGTATGAAAAGGAGATATTGATAAAGCTCCTGGGATACGAGCTATACGCATTATTGCAGGATGACCTCACGGATAGCGTGCCACAAACGCAGATATATATTGATCTGGTCAATGGTGCGGATTTTACCCATGAGTTCAGAGGCAGGGAAATATCTCTGCACTGGGAAGGACTGAAAAATGATGCAAAGATATCCCTTATTGCATATTATGTTTTCTTCCGTTTTGTCGAACGTGACATAACGCCTTATTATGGGTCGGGTATTTCGTTTGCTCCCAAAGGTAAAGACTGGGAACGTGCCGA